TCCACCGAAACGATCTATAATTGCTGGGGGATGACCCCTGAGTGTTTTAGCCATGATGGTAGAAGGGATAGCCTGGTGCCCTTTTTCTTAATCTAGGGGACTAGATCAAGTTCCCAGAGCCAAGCTACCCCTTCAATCTCTAGTTACTTATCTTCAACTACTTGAATTGCGTCAACTGGACCAATAACATCACTATTACCATCAAATCCTTTGTATTTTGTAGATCCTGTAACTGTAGGCTGCGTTGTAGTTCCACCTACCGCAGTAACTACCATTGGAACATTAACTATATCACCAACAGCGAATTGATTCTGAACTGCATCTGATGGCATGTTTACCTCAATCTATGCTAAAGCGTGTGGATACCACTTGAGAGTATTATTTGAATAAATTAGCATTGAGACCTTATTGACAATCAGAGTTTGTGCTACTGCGATATTTCCAGTAACACCCAAAACAAGAGAGCCAGTAATTGGGATAATAAAAAGGATCTGATCACCAATTGGAGCTAGTTTAGTGATGTTTTCAATGCCAGTTGCGCCAGAAAGAATAAGAACATCAGCATCAGCAACAATAGTCGCTGCAGATACTCCTACTCTTTCTGTGAGTCGTGTTACCTGTCCTGGATACATCCGCCACCTATCCTCTAGCTTATGCTAGTTGTATCTGTTTCCGGTTTATTAGTTCCAACCATGCATTTTATAAGCAGATCTAAATGGACGGCGACGAGCCATAATCTGTTGCTTGCTCTTAATTGTAATACCAGCAATTCGGTCTAATGCAAGCGATGCAAATGAGTTCAAAGATGCGGCTTTAGGTGGATTGTTCTCGACAAGTTCAGCAATTAAAGCACCAGTACGATATGATAAGAAACCAAGCCCGTTCTGGACTGGAATGATTGTCTCTTCAATAACATACTTTGGAAATAAAGAGCCAACATAATCAATCTTGATATCATTATCTTGATTTGATTCTAGTATAATGATCTTGTTTTGCTGCCAAACCCAATAAATGAATTGATTAGTATTAATCCCTTCTAAACTATGGGGAATGTATTCTTTTCTAGTCATTGGAATAAATGGTTCAATATTTCTATTTCTCTCCCAAAGCTGCTGTGGTTCAATTAAGTTGTCTGGAAGACGAGGTAATGCAGTAACATTGAATTGAATTTCAGTCTCTCCAGCATCTACTTCAATTACTGCAGATGACTGCTCTGTCACAGCTAAGCTATTCAGTTCAAAGATTTCCTGAAGCTCCTGAAGTGACATCTTCAAGTATGGAATTTGAATCTCATACGTGTAGGTGGTTTTATCAGCATCATTCAAAGCCGCTGCTGACAAATCCATCACTTCAGAAGCTAGCAGGATTGGCATTGATTACTCTTCCTAACTAAGAGCGAACTTGAGATCCTTTGCAGTAGGATGACTCATATCAACTGCCCTACAAGATGGGCAGACAGGGAAATCAGGACTCTTCATTGAACCACAAGCACTACAACGAACCATTCCCTGCCGAACATGGTCTTTCATCCAATCTCTATCTTCAATACCAAGCGATCTAGCCGCTAATCGCATCTCATCAATAACACAGAGTGGATTTCCACTCGATTCAGCCCAAAGAGCATCAGCAAATTTAATTAGTGTATTGTAATAGTTCGTCTGTTGTCTAACTGCACGCTCAAGCAGCAGTAAGTTATCAGGATTTTCTCTAATACTCTTGATAGTCTGTGCTCCAGGAATAAAGAACAATCCAGGCTGTGATTCTCCACCCTCAGCACCAAATATACCATTGCAGAAATCCTTGACGATTGAATCTGCAACCATGATTGAAGAGACTGGAATTTCAAGTAACGGCTCGTTGAGATCTAATTCCTTCCACCAAGATGATGGTCCAAGAACTAGAAGAGATGGCTTCTCTACACTACCAGGCTCTAATTCAAAAACACCTGGGGTAAGAGTTAGATTCACAACACGAATCTTCTTTGGGTAAATAGAGATAACCGTAGACTTATCAAGAGGATTGACTGGTCCTCTAATAGTTCTGCGGTTTAACTCACGAAATCCTGGGAATGCGCCAACCTGCATTTTAACTCTCCTTATTGTAACCTTGTGGAACAATGATAGCTGAACCACTATCAATCGTCATGCCCTTTAAGCCTGATTCATCTCCAAATAATTCATTTGTAATCTGATCAATTTTCTGCTTATTGAAATCATACATCTCCATTGGAGACTTAACTGGACCACTTGGATCTGGATCATTATCATGAACATAGCTAGCAAGAGATGATTTCCCCACTGCAGCATTAACAGTATCAATTATGAACTTGCAAGCCCAAATTGCAGGTGGAACAGGAAATTCATTAGCACCCATAAACTTATGTAGAATATTATAAGCAATCTTGTTTCCAGCAAGTTCTTTTAGATTTATTTCTGGAGTTACAGTAAGTTGTTCAAGAATATAGAATCCGTGACACCAGGGATACTTTGGAAGTAATCTTAGTTCTTCACTAAGCATTTCAACCCCGGAGTCAGTAAATTTAGTTAGTCGATTCTCGTACTGATCATCAGCCCAAACAACACGATATATAGGCTGTCCAGTAATCGTATCGACCCCGAAGTTGTCAGTAAGAAACTGATTGATTGTTTCAATTCTTTCCATCGCGATTCCTAAATAAACACAAGACCAGTTGCCATATAATATTTTTTAATTCTAGGATCAAAACAAAACATATAATAGGCTGGAGGATCTGCTCTTGATAAGCCTAAATTAGCAGGTGTTAAAATATTTCCACCAGGAGCAATTGCCGGATCACTAACATGAATAGTATCTACAAAGCATAAAATTAATTCATGATAACTAAGAATAGGAGGAGTAATATTCTGAATAATTGCATTTCCTGTAACTAAACTAAATCGAGTCTTAGGAACAATAGTATTAGCTGATGGTATCGTAGTAGCACCAATCATATGAAGATCTTGAACTGGTGAGAGGTCGTTGAAGTCTACCATATGATTCCTACTCTAAAAAAGAGGGAGAAGACGTCCGGCCCAAGCACCTTCTCCCCCAAATGCTACAGTGCTAACTTACCTGCAGCATACTTACCAGTACGTGGATCATAAACAAGAATAACAGTAACACCAGCCGCAGTGGCAGCAACAGCAGTTAAGATATTACCAGCCGCTGTCATTGCCCATGTTCCAGTGGAAACAAAAATAAGAATATGAACGCCTTCCTGAGGTGGAGTGACGTTCACAATTGCGGTAGCACCGCTAATGTGAGTAACTAAACCAGTTGGAGTAACAGTGGCTGCAGCCGCAATCGTAGTTGGCTGAGGCTGCAGTTTTGACTGTGGAATTGAATAATCAGCGGAGTTAAGACTCGGTGCTCCTGGCATCTTAATTCTCCTTAGTAACCAGATGGAACAGCTAATGCAAAAATATAGGCTGTAGCGGCAGGATTCGTAACAAAGAACTGAACACCATTGACCATATAAAAGATTTCCGCAGTGGCAACACCACCTGAAGGACCACGAATCTCGAAGATTTTGCGGCCATCAGTAGTATAGAATCCGAGTGGGAGAATCTCTCCACGACCCCAGACCTCTTCCACAACGAAATCAATTCGCGTTGGATTCCAGTTGAATGAGCAGGAAACACCTGCACCAGCCATCTGCATTCCATCGCCGAAATACATATTTAATGCTTCATCCTTAGCCTGCTTGTTAATCATAATAACAAGCTGACCCTGCTGCTCGTATGCCTGCTTCTGTGCAGGATGCATCCATGCGCGGGGCTTAAAGGTATTATCAATTCCAACACGATTTCCAATCATATTCATTGCCAGACGCGGCAATGGAAGAGAGAATGCGTTGCTCAGTGCATTCACACCATTTGAACGAATCTCAGGAGTAGCGGAACGGGAGAATCCGAGCCACTGTCCAGTCGATGCATTCGAGTGATGGTATGGAACACCGAAGATAGCAGGTAATGAACTTGGCGATGAAATGCCATTCACAACCAATACGTCGGTTGCAACAGCACCAGCAATAGCCGGAGTTACATCAATCTGCTTATTAGCAACATCCCATTTAGTAATGACACCAGAACCACGGAGAGTGGCTAAGGTTGTATCATAAACCTGAATGGTCTGCCCATATCGAACTAAACGAGCACCAAAACCATCTGTTCCTAATGTATAAGTATCAACACCAGCAGCAGTGGCTACAACAGAAATCGTTCCAACGACTCCGTTTCCACCCTGCATTAACTGTGCATCTAACTGACGACGTAATTCATCGAGAGCCGTTGCAGTCAATCTGCGAACAGCATTCACGATAGCCTTACGGTCACTATCAGTAGACCACTGAGTTAACTTGGTATATTCGATGTTCTCGGAAAGGAATACGCAATTGAGAACCGCCTTATCAAAGGTTGGTCCACCACCACGTCCGAGATCACCACCATCTGGATTGAAATACTGGAAAGATCCACCTGGACGGATCTCTAAAGGAATTCTCATTTGGCGATTTGAGATCTTCTCAACATCGCGTTTCTTGATAGTTGAATAGAACTTGTCGTCTCTCTCGAAGAGTGTCTGAATCTTCGGAAGAACACGTTCAAGCTCAAGTGCAACTACCTGAGACTCGACTACTGCCATGTTAGCTCCTTAAAACCAAATTAACCTAAAGCCAACCGCAACCGTCAATGATGTTAGAATCACTGACGCTGGCGGAGTAGCTCCAAATTGGATTCCAGATGCTCTCGTTTCACTTAGCGTTATACCAACATCAGCCGCATCACCTTTTAGGATTGGTGCCTCAAGATTTCCATCTGGAGGAACTATTACTAATCCATGAACGGTGTATCCGGTTACAGCCGGAACATCAACTGTGTTATCTCCAATGGCGAGGCTAATGATATCAATCTTTGCTGGTGAATTAAGTAACTCACCAGTAGAGAGAATATAATCAGCTTCTACATCGCCACCGAATTTAACGTAGTTGTTGTTTACGGCTGTTGTTGACATTTACTTACTCCTGGCTAAGATAATCGAGGGATGACATTCCTTTCGGAATTTCGTTGGCCTTTGGTTTAGTGGAGCTTCGGCGTCGCTCAGGTTCCTTCTCTTGGGTCTTTTCGACCAAATCAGTATCCTTATCCTTATCTGAAACACGCTTACCCATACCACGAAGGGCTTCGTTTCGGGCACTTTTAACTACTGGTGCCAACAGTGAGTTCCCCTTCGCGATGAAAGCTTTCTTGATTTTATCTGTAGATACTTTTGAGAAATTCTCTTTAGCAGCTTGCTGCCAAAGTTTATCAACAAGAGTTTTGAATCTTGCATCTTTGGAGATTAAATCTTGAACCTTATCCAACGCATCAGATGTAGCCTTCTTACGAACATAATCAGTCATTGACTGCTTAGGATCGATGTTAGCTTCAATATTGCGTTGGAATAAATTATTAACTCTTGTAGCTACATCAGAGGCAGCATTATCAAATGACTGCTTGATTAGACCCTTTTCGCGTTCACTGATAGAATCCTGCCTCTTATCAGCTTCAGAAGTTTCCTTTGCCAATTTGGTTGGTGGCTTATATTTCGAGCTACCAAATGCATATTGGTTGAGGATGACAGCGGCTTCTTTCAATCCATCATTATCAGTAGTCTTACCTTCATCATACATAGCCGCAATTGTATACTTGAGAAGATTTCCAACAACATGGTCATGAGCACCCTTGTCAATCTGAGCAAGATTCTCAAGATAATTATCACACACCTCATTAAACTTATTTGGATTGTTTTCCTTAATAAGCTTTAAGATATTAGCTGTATTTCCATTATCAATGATATCTTCTGTAAAGTTAGCTAATGTCTGCACGTCAGCAGCAGCACTCTTAGCTTCATTGATAGTAGGGAATACTTCAGTAAATTGCTGCTCACGATAGTAAGCCTTTTCCAGATATGGAAAATCTTTGAATAGCTCTGGATACTTCTTGAGAATCTCTCGACGACGAACAGGAGCAACAAGCTCTAGCTTATCTTCTCCTGGTTCTTCAAGCTCTTCAAGTTCTTCTTCAAGAGCTTTAAGCTCGTCTTCTTCTCCGTCTTCTTCTTCGTCTTCTTTCTCATCTTTATCTTCATCTTTATCTTCAGTCTTATCAGCCTTCTTCTCAGGCTTCTCTACTTTCTTATCATCGACAACATCATCAGTCTCATCATTGATGAAACTAAATACATCATCTTTAGAAAGTTCCTTGTCTTCAATTGCCGTATTCTCGGCGCTAGCTTCTGGTGTTGACATCAGATTCTCCTTTTACTTCCCGCGGATTATCCGGAGTTGGCTTCTCTGGATTACCACCAGCGGATTCTTGTTGCATCATCATCTGGTTCTGCATTTCCATGAAATGCTGTTGACCATGTAATAGGACGTTTTGATAACCAGCCTCGTTATCAATCTTAGCTTGGCGACCTGCTTCTCCGACTGCCCAATTTTGAATAATACCAAATTGAATCTGATGATTATCCATAAGAGGATCAATTTCAACAGATGGAACCATTTCTCCAGCTTCACCCTGAATAGGTTCAGAAGCTAGCAATTCTTTAATTTCATCATACTGCTTATTGCGATCATTCTCACCTGGAATATAAAAATCAACTAAACCAATTGCATCGCGAAGAAGTGGAATATTCTCAGGTGAAGTGAGTAGAGAAATTAAGAATTCATTCTGTGACTCAAAAACTTTCATAATAGTATCTTTAATCTGAGTTGCAGTGCTAGGAAGATTCTCAGAAGATTCAAGTTCAATCTTACCAATCTTGCCTTCAAGATCAGACTTACGAATAAATACATTAATGAAAGAGCCATCATCATTCCTAACTACATCTTTCTCATCAGTCTTCATATTATTAATATACATTGGAATAGCTTTACCATTAACTTCTGTCCACCAAGCAGTAAATATCTTCCAAACATTCTGCACGCGCTGCAAAGCATTAGCACGCGACATTGAATATTCGGAAGCCGTATTACTTCCAGAAGTTAATTCACCGCCAAACAGAGAAGGCAAAGCACCAGAGATAAGTTGATTCAAAGATTGAATCATTTCAAAGAATGGCATAATCTCAGCCGAGAGAGTAGCCGTTCTTGTCTCAAAGAATGCTTCACTTAAAGTCTTTCCTGATTTAGGAGTTGCTTCATATACTCCTCCTGGAACTGTTTCAGATTCTTTATAAGCCTTGAAATTGAGAACTCCTGGATCTGCAAATGTCTGACCAATTCCATGCTCAGCCGTTTGTAAAATTAGACTAATAAGATCATTAGTAATCTCTTGACCGGGAACTAAGTTAATTCCTTGAGGATCATGAGTAAGATAATCTTCCATCGGATTAACAGTAATAGACCAATAATCATCTAACTCTTCAGGAACAGCTTTACCAAATTCATCATTAACTAAACAAACTTTAACACCTCTTGGATAAAGACTCTTTAACTTCTTAACATCCTTCTCATCTCCTAATATATTAAATGCACATGGTCTGAGCCATGCCTTCCGCATCGTTACAACGTAATTAGGATATTCACCCTGATAAAGAGAGTTAAGCCGTCCCCACTGTGTATATGGATCACTAGCTCCAGACTTTGCAGATTTCAAAGAATCTACAAGTTCCTTCTTGCCATATAAATGCTCATATTCCTCAACAGCATTAACGTAATGAGTTTCATAAGCATGAATAAGATAAGGAGTCTGTTCTTGTGTTTTTGCATAGTTTGCAATCTTGCAGTAAAGACCACCATATGCTTCTAAGCATACACGTGACTTTGGATGTTTAGTTCTACCTACTACCTTGGTTGTGATTGTGGTTTGCATTTCCGGCTGCATCGCAACCATATTACCACAGTTAGGACATAAATCCTGAGGCTGTTCCTCTGGCATGAAATTATCAGTAACTTCATCTGGTTCAGTTAATTGCCCACAAACTGGGCACTTTAACATATTCTTAGCTTCAGCTACATCTTCAGTCTTCTCTTCTTCATATGTTCCATATGAATCCTTCGCACGAGGATATCCATATGCAAACACAGCTCCTTCAGTATAGAAGATAAATAATGCATGGAGCCAAAGAAGATCTTGGTGATTGTGACGACCAATAAGCTGGCCAATCTTATCACCAGCCCTAGCCGTTGCTATGTCAAGTGAGGATTGTGCATCCTCAGGAAAGCACTTTGCTACTGGTGTAGTAATTGATAATGCAGCAATGATAGATTCAATATAAGCACGAAACACATTCATCGGTTTATCATAATAAGCTTGATCTGTATCATCAGTCATAGACTGATCCCAGATACGCCAATCGTGTGCAACTTCTGAATACCATGTCTGGAATATGTTATCCCAGATGAGTTTCAAACGCCTACACTTGCGAATCTGGCGTTCGCGAACTCCCCTATCTTCATCATCAAAATACTCAACAACTTCTAAAAGAAGTCGCTGAATATCATCTTCAGGTAGATCATTACTTGTTGGCATTACTTTTTTCCTGAAGGTCTAACATCAATGTGATGTTTCTTTTTATTCTTATTAACAGTAGCATAGAATACACTTTTACCTTTTTCTTCTCCATACTCTTTTTTCATATTACTCATTACCTTTTCGCCCTTGCCCTTGAAGTATTTACTAAGGGGCATAATAACCTACTTCTTTGAAGTTCCCATTACGCTATCGTAGATACGTTCGAGAATCCCTTTAGATGGGGCAGTATCTACTGGGTTTGATTTCTTCTTTTTCTTCTCTTCCTCTTCTTTACGTCTGCGTTCGTTTTCAGAAGCAGCATAATCTTGAATACGCTTCACAGGATCAGAAGATGATTTCTCTTTAGCCGCTTTAACAGCAGTGCCAGCGGCTGACATTCCTGTAGCAACAGTCTCATCTTCCTTCTTCTTTTTCTTTTCCTGCATCCCAAAAGGCATTAGTTAATCCCCAGTTCTCTTTCTAGTTCCTCGGTTTGAGGATTGGTATTAACTTCAACAGGGATAGCAGAATCTGAAGTTCTAGAAGTTATCTTAGCTTTGAGTTGTTGCTCGCGTTTCAAATTCTCTTGGAAATCACGAACGGCTTTGGCCCTTTCTTTATCTTCTAATTCAAGCTGTTGCTGTTTCACAGGCCAAGGAATATGACGCCGACCAATTGGTGAACTAGACGGAGTTGGAGCTACTAATCTTTCTGGAACAACATTAGGCTTTAATAAGTTATTAAGAAGTTGTTCCCTTTCATAATTCGCACGCTCCAATGCAATCTTTAATGTCTCACAAGACTTGCATGGAACTTCACGCAATCTCTTCTTTCGCTCGCTATATTCATACCGAATGTCGAGCAGTTCTTTGACCCATTGGAACATTATCGTCTCCCTCGATGATACTTTCGAACGACTTGCATTGTAGATGTACTTGATTCAATTGTATTCATATTACGATAAAATGCAGTCCAATCATTAGTGTTCTTCAAAGTCTCTAATAACTTCTGCTGTCTTTGAACATTAATGAATTCATCTGCACTCTCAGTGAAATAACTCTCAGCCGAATCTAGTGCATATCGTAACGCATCATAAGGATCATCTCCTGGGAACTCAGCTACATCTTCAGGAGGCTTTCCATCTTTACCAGCTTTAGCATAAAAGCAAGATTTAATAGCTTCTGACATTAAAGGGCATGACTTAAAGATCTGTAATTTAGGAAGATTATCCTCTACTTCTGGAGGATTAAATAAAGCTAAGTAATTCTGATAGTCTTTAGGACTCTTATTACGAAGAATCCACTGTGCATAACCCTCATCATACACAGGCATTTCATTAGCTGGAAGTATTGGCTTTTCCTTCCAGCGCAGATACTCATGGACTAGCATCTTACCGGCTAAACGAGAGCCAGTAGTATTAACTGATAAATCAATTGGTCTACCAAGTTCAGTTTCAATCTGCTCTTGAATTGTATGTTCTTGCCCGCGATCTTGAGAAGCAGACTTGCAAAATTTAACTGATCTTGGTTGATCTGAATCAACAAACCATTTGAGCTCTGGAGCCCACGCAGAAATCTTAGTTTTGAACCAATGTAACTCTCTATATAAATAAACTCGACCACTTGGTGCTACAGCAAAGAATCCAACGTAGCACATTGCTTCATATCCCCAGTCACCTATTACAAACTTAGGCCACCAATGGGGAACAGCAAAATCATCAATTACATGTAATGCATTCTCTGGTTCATCAGGATATAATCTATCTCTAAACTCATCATAAACTTGACCAATAAATGCATCCCAATTTCCTAACTTAGCTTGCTTCTCTGCTTCAGGAAGAGCTTCGAGTGAAGTTCCATATGTCTTATCTAAGTGTGGATTATCTCTAAAAGTAGCATGAATGTAAATTCGTTTATTTCCACCACGACCAACAATAATAACATTACCTTCTTTAGCCGGATCAACAAATCGTTTCTTAACCCAAGTATGTCCAATATTACCAGGCATTCCTCCTGCACGAATAATAGCTGGTAATCCGGAATCTTCTGGAGCACGAGTACGAGTAAATCCAATATATAAATAGATCCATTCAGTTGCTGATGTTAATTCATCAGGACTGAAGAGGTTAATTTCCATTGAGTCATATCTGTGAACATCATCTTCTGTTTCACAGTGACCAAGGAATATAGTAGCACCAGCATTACCTCTTAATCCTGCTCCGTATTGATCTGGGCTTGGGAATGTCCAAGCCATATCTTGCCCGTTCCAAGTAGCTCCGAACTTTGGATAAATTTGCTTTGTTCTTGGAACGACTTCGTTCTTGAGTTCAGGGAAGGTTCGGCGCAAGAAGAGTTGCTTGAACCTTGGGTTCTCATACCATCCTCGGACGATGGGATACATAACCAAGGTCTCTGTCTTTGCACTACCAGCTCCCCCACCGTAGAATCCTTCCTTGATTGTATCAGGTAAAGAAAGAAATAACTCTTGCTTCGGAAAAGGTTTCCAGGTTATGTTTTCAATATCCTTAGCACCTGGAATAAGAAGATCAACCATTAGAATCTACACGATGATTAAGTGAATCCCATTCAGCCGCTAACTT